TGGTTCACCTGTAATCAACTGTAAGCCACGTAATGATATGCTTGGCCAAGTGTTTACACAAAAACCTGAGTGGGGTAAACGATTCAACAACTCTGCGATGATGGGTTTTGTTATTGTACCTGCACAACCATTTGGTTACAATTACCTTGGTGGTAAATTGTTGGCTGCAATCTGCACTTCACATGAAGTACGTGAGATTGTAAATGTAAAGTATGGAATGAACCTGTGTCTCTTTGAAACAACTTCTTTGTATGGTAGTTCAAAGACTGTATCGCAATATGATGGTATGAAACCATATATCAGATATAAAGGCCTGACGGATTCCGATTTTCTTCCTATGATGCATGGTAAACCTTATTCTGACCTACGTGATTTCGTACAAGATAAAGTCGGACCTTTGGTTGAAGATGTTGCTTCTAGTAAGAAACTGAAAATCTCTATGAAGATTATTTCTCTCACTAAGGCTGCACTTAAAGGTACACCTGAAGGGGATACATTCATAGCAACGATTGGGAAAGCAAAAGGGTTGACAGAGCAAAAAAGATATTACACCAGTGACTATGGCTTTAAAAACATGGTTGACTATGTAAACTGTAAGACGGACGTGCTTATTCCTGGTGAAAACTATGAAAAACACAATCTGGTAAACTTGATTGAATGGTGGCGAAATAAGGCTTGCAATCGGTATGAAACTCTGTATAATGAGAAACGGTTAAAAACCGAACTAGAGATTTGGACTTCCGGAAAGGAGATTCAAATCATAAGATAAATACTTTCTTTGAAGGTGTTAAATGGCTTATACTTTTTTCCCAAAGACTGCAACGGAAATCAAGCAAACTCTAAAGGGTGACAAAGCAAAGATAGAAGATATAATCAATATCTTTGCTTATCTAAAATCAAAATTTCCAAAAGTTGAAACTCCAATCAATGTTGATCCTGCATCAATTGCTAAGATTAATGTTACAAGAGATTTACAAACGGATATTGACCTTGCTAAAATAAAAAGAGAAGCAAAGGTAACTAAAATTACCATGAAATTTGGTTCTGGATCATCTGGCGGCCGAGGTGTACAGAATAAAGGTAATGCATATGAGGGAGAACTTGCTGATGCATTGAGACAATGGTGGAAAGGTGAAAAGATAACCGATACAAAATTACTTCAAGCAGTTGATGATATAGTTAAACTTCATAAACTGAATAAATGTAAAAATGTAGAAGTTAAAGAGGTTGGTGAATTAAACAACAAAAGACCTTTTATATTCTCACCACAAGTTTTAATTTCATCTAAAATTCCTGTACGTGATAACAATCTGGGGCCCGTTGTTACCGACATTACATTAATTTGTGATAAGAAAGAAATCTTCCTAAGTTTGAAAACTGGTGGCACTGTTACCTTTTTCAATTCTGGTATACGTACAGTTCTTTCACCAGCAGAAATCAAATCTGGTAAAATTACGAACAAAGATGGTTTAAAAATTCTTAATATGTTTAATATCAACGATGCATTGTTTTGTGATATCTACAATGGTAAACTAAAAAAAGGTTATGTTGAAGATGTTTGGAAAACAATGTCATCAAAACAGAAGAATGAATTGAAAAACTTTTTGATTTCTGGTGTTGGCCATGGTTATACTATCGTACATAAACTGACAGGTAAAACCGAAGTGTATGAAATTGATAAAGATTATATGACTTCAGCCGCTACACCAAAATCATGCAATGTATACTATGGTGGTAAATCTGGTACAGGTAAGCGTATTGACATGGAAATAGAAACAGGTCATTACATTCTTAAACTAAACATACGTGATACACAAGGTGGTGATGGTTATCCTACCCGTATGATGTGTGACTACTCTTACAAATAATGGCACTAACAGATTTTGATAAAATATTGAAACAGTATGAGGACACCGAAAATGATTTCGGGTTCTCTGCTATTTCAGAACAGGAATATAATTCTACAATTAAAGAGAGTGTACAGACCGTTGAGAATTACAAAGTTAATTTGACAGAAACGGAAAGACGCTTGGCTGAACTTGAAAAGATGATTATACCTTTTCTAAAGAAACTACATAGTACAGGAGAAAAAGAATATATCTACTGGCCTAATCGTAAACCAGCAATTGAAAAACAAATTGAGGCAATTTTAAAATTAACTAGAGGATGATAAATTATGAAACCGTTAGTGACTGTGATTACACCTACAACAGGTGCACCGTATCTACGACAAGCGATAGAGTCGGTTAAAAATCAAACTTATGATAACATTCAACACTTAGTTGTTGTAGATGGTCAACCAAAAGGTCGTGTTATTGCTAGAGAATATCCACATATTGACCTAGTAGACCTCCCATACCCAACAGGAACCGACCGGTTCAACGGACACCGAATCTATGGTGCATCAGTCTACCTTGCAAAAGGTGACCTGGTTTGTTTCTTGGATGAGGATAATTACTATGATACCACTCATATCGAATCTCTTGTGGATGTAATTCAAAGGGGTAATGATTGGGCTTTCTCATTGCGTAAGATTGTAGACAAAGAAAGTAATTATGTCTGCCTTGATGATTGTGAATCATTAGGTAAATGGGAATCTTGCATTGGTGACTACTTTGTTGACGTTGGTTGTTTCTTTCTACCAAAGACAATTGCAATTCAAACAAGTCCAATTTGGTATCGCAAGGCAAGAGAACCTGGAGTACCAGAAGTTGATAGAATGTTGACCCATGTATTGATAAACAATAACTTGAAATATGATACTAATGGTGATTACACCTTGAACTATCGTACAGGTAACACACAGTTATCAGTACAATCCGAATTCTTCTTACAAGGAAATAAGAAGATGCTTGAAAAATATAATGGAGATTTACCATGGACAAAAAAGACCTGATTATAGGTGCATTTAAAAACTATAACTACGAACAAGTCAAACCTTGGATCGAATCAATTAACGAATGTGGTTTTACCGGCGACAAAGTTCTAATTGCAATTGATTCATCAGAAGAAACAATCAACAAGATTAGACAAGCCGGATTCACTGCAATATCTGCAAAATCCATGTCAGGCGCAATGTTTCACATGGAACGATTTATTCATATCTATGATTATCTGAAAAAACATAGTGGTCAATATCGTTATGTTGTAAGTACAGATGTACGTGATGTAATCTTTCAAAACGATCCAATGGAATATTTGTCTCATATACTGACAGCAAATTCTGGTTATGATTTGATTGGTGTGTCTGAATGTATACTAGTTAAAAATGAACACTGGAATCGTGACAACATTTTAAAATGTTTTGGTACATATTTCTATGAAGAAGTTAAAGACTATGAGGTTTTAAATGTTGGTACGTTAGCTGGCAAGGCACATGTTATTTCTGATTTGTGTGGTATGTTATACCAACTATCTTTGAATAGAGCAGATTGGGTTGCCGACCAAGCTGCATATAATGTTTTAATGGGTTGGTATCCATATGTTGATATAACATACATCAGTGGTTTAAATGATGGATTCTGTTGTAACTTACATGTAACAAATAAACCAATTGAGAAAGACCAATTTGCACCATTCATTACAGAAAAACATCCAATCTTTGAAGATGGTGTAATGAAAACTGGTGATGGTCAACCATATTACATTGTACATCAATATGACCGAGATCCAGAATTGAAGAAATTTTATCATGATAAGTATAAGGTTGAAGAATTAATTACTTTTAGGACAACATAATGATTACTATTGTTACTGCTTTTTATGACATTGGCCGTGGAGAATGGACACCAGACAAAGGACTGCCACATTATCTACAAAGAACTACTGATACATACATTGAACGTTTTTCACACATGGCTCAAATGGAAAATGAGATGGTTGTATTCTCTACACCAGACATTATTGAGAAACTGAAACCTTTGCGTGGTGACAGGCCAACAAAATTTGTTTCATTTGATATTTTTAGTAAGTATGCAGATTTGATTAGAGATGTTAACAACATCCAGAAAACTGATGCATTTCAAAATTTAATTATTCCAGAACAGCGAGCAAATCCAGAATATTGGAATGCACATTATGTGGTTGTTAACTTTCTCAAGTCAGTGTTTGTCAATCTAGCAATCAAACACAACATGATTAGTAATGAATTAGTTTCTTGGTTGGATTTTGGTTATTGCCGCACGGCAGAGAAAGTTCCTGCAAGCAAAAAATGGTCTTATGATTTTGATGTTAATAAGATGCATCTATTCAATTATAAAGAATATGATGACAAACCTATACATGAAATCATTGCAACAAACGATGTTTACATTCTTGGTGCAAAGATTGTTGGTGGTGTAACAGCATGGCCTAAATTCGAATCTGCGATGAAAGAATGTTTGATTGAATTGGGTACGAATGGTTTGATTGATGATGACCAAACACTTATGTTAATGTCATCAATCAAATATCCGGAATTATTTGAACTACATAAGATTCCAGACCACCAACTCGGACTTGATCCGTTTGTTATTTTTAGTGACTTTAATAAAGAGGTATGATATGAGTGATATAATTAAATTTAATACTGCAACACAAGCATTTGGTGTTGAGCGTGGAGTAACCAAGTGTTCGGGTTATGGACTTGGTGAATTGACCAAAGGCATGAAAAAAGGTTTAGAGATTGGTTGTTCTGAGGCACACACCTCAAAGTTTCTATTGGACACCAATCCAGAATTGACCTTATATTCAATTGATCCTTATGTTGCATACACGGACTGGAACGGTAATGTATTGAATGACCGAGAAGAATTCTTTCAACGGGTGACTAAAGAGATGGCTGTTTATGGTGATAGATTTGTTTTGATTAGAGACTTCTCAGACAATGTTGTTGACCAGTTCAATGATGAAGAATTTGATTTTATTTTTATTGATGGATTGCATACCTACGAACAATTAACAAAAGATTGCCACAACTATTACTCTAAAGTTAAAACTGGTGGTATCTTCTCTGGTCATGACTACCAAACAATTCCTGGTGTTAATAAAGCCGTTTGTGAATTCGCACCAACAAAAACTGACAAAGTTCTTACAACTGAATGTGATGTTTGGTACTGGTACAAATGAAATCAATTTTCATCATAACATCTTGTTTGATACCTGCAATTGGTGTCTTTAGTCCAGAAGAACGTCTGAAACAAACACTGGAGACTGTTGATTCTATTAGAAATAAATCTCCAGATTCATTCATCGTACTTTCCGATGTATCAATACAATCATTGACAGACCAGTATTCAGAACTTGTTTCTAAGGTTGACTTGTTCTTAAATTTGAATCAAGTTGATTTTTTACTACACTTTACCAAAAACGGAATGAAAAGCCAAGGTGAATGTGCGATGATGCATGTTGTATTGGACTATCTAAAACAGAATTCAGAATTATTAGAAGGTGTTGACCGCATATTTAAAATAACTGGTCGTCTACAACTTGATGATGGTTTTGATATTAATCAATATGATGGGTTGAATGGTAAATATGTATTCAAGGAACGCATACCAACATGGATGAGTGAACCTATTCACGGAGCAACTCATGTTTTTGATACTCGCCTTTGGTCTATGTGTACGTCTTTGATTGATACTCATAAACAAGCCTTAGAAAAAGTGTTCCCTCTATTAGGTCCAATAGACTTGGAACACGCATATTTTGCCGTTTTAGATAAAGAAAAAGTAGTAGAATTTGATAGAGTGTATTGCAGGGGCCAAGTGGCTTCGACAGGTGAATGGAAATTTGATTGATTTTGAGTGCTATATATCTAAGCCAAGATTTGACAGATTTGTGAATCTGTGGTATAATCCATTATAAATAACCCTACAGACAACCAAAGTGTGTTGTAATTCAATAGGTAGACAATGTTATCATTCAAAACTTTTTTAACCGAGCAAGAGGATCCTGAAGAAGGCGCCAGCCGTCAGATTAAACATTTGACGCATGTGGAAGACCGTCCTCTACAAAATGGTGAAAAAGGTGCGGCACATGCCATCAAATCATTGTCAGCTGCAGCAGAACACATTAAGGCTGGTAATAAATCATCCGAACTAACCACAAAATATGATGGTTCACCAGCACTTGTTTATGGTCATCATCCAAAGACTGGTAAATTCTTTGTTGCATCAAAGTCTGCTTTCAATAAGACACCAAAGATTAACTACACACCAAAAGATGTAGATATGAATCATGGTCACGCACCTGGTCTGGCCGCAAAGTTAAAAGATGCACTAACACATTTACCCAAGATTGCACCTAAAAAAGGTGTATATCAAGGTGATATGATGTTTGGTACAGACAAGGAAGATAAGAAAACTGAAAAGGGTGGTGGTACATCGTTTCATCCTAATCCTTCTGGTCTAACATATACTGCACACGGAACACACGAAGGTGGAGTTAAGAAGGCAAAAATTGGTGTTGTAACACACTTATCGTACCAAGGCAAAGATGCTGC